GGTAGCGCCTCGCCGCGCCCCGCTGCGCCCACTACCAACCCTGTTCAGTTCGAAATCTTCCTGTGCAGAAACTGCACACGTACCGGTGCAGAAACTGCACAAGTAGAAAGACGCGTCTGTCCGGTTTCGTATGGCTCCGTTTCGTGCGCGGCCCTATATGTGCAGAAAGTGCACCGTAATCGCCGTTCTACGTGTGCAGAAAGTGCACACCCTTTTAGATATCTACCACCCACTACAGGTATTGCTGACCGACGAGCTGCTTCAAGTAAGGCCAGCACCAAAGGATAACCAACACACATTCACGCGGCATCGAGAACCTAGGGAGGGAGACCGGCGCCGCAAAAAGGAGTAAGACCCATGACCGCATCTATCGAAACCACCGTTTGCCCGATTGACGCCTTCGACAACCTGACCCTGGCACGCGAGATCCTACATTGGATGGCCGCTGTGAACTGGGCGGCAGCTCAGGCAATGAAAGCGGGGCACACCGATTATGCAAAGCACCTGGCCGGGCTTGGCCAGCACATTTCGGATGACTGGGCGAACCACTTCGACGTGGAGGCCGAGAAGCTGGCCATCGCACATGGGATGAACAAGCAATGAAGCCGATGACGCTAGACGAAATCCGCCGGCGCGATTTGAAGCGCGTCTGTCATCACGAGGCCGGCCATCTTGTAGCCCTGACCAGACTTGGAGGACTGGGGAGCATAACAATCAGCGAGGCGGAAAATTGCGACGACCTAATGCTGTACGGCGGCAGGTGCCAGATTCTCATGCCCCCGGCTGCCGAGCGCGGGGAGGTTCTGGTGGGGCTGGCCGGCGTGATCGCAGAGGATCTGATGTATGACATCGGCGTAGAAGCTCAAGAAATCTTGGAGCATATCGAGGAATCCATGTCAGACAGTGACGCCAGGATCGCCAGCGGCTACACGCCAGAGGATGTAGAGCGAGTGCTAGAGCTGCTTCGCGAAAACTGGGCAGATGTTCAGCTTCATGCAGATAACCAAGTATCCAAGTGGGAGGTGCTGCAGTGAAGCCGGGAGAGCTCTCACTGTTCGCCAAGATCGCGCCAATGGTCGCCCACTGTGACGGAGCGATCGCCGCACTTGAGATGTACCAAGCCGACGCCGACCGGGGCGAGCTAGATACCAAGATGCTGTCGGGATTCCTACAGGGTCTGTTCGCTGCAGGCGTGCTCAGCGACGAGGATCTGGCTGCACTCGATACGCGGCGCATCCACTGACCGCAAACCCCATCAGACCCCGCCACTGAGCGGGGTTTTTCATTTCCGCTAGCTGATGGCGTTGCGCTACCCTCAGACACATAGGACTGAGCGGACGCCATTGCTGCCGCTACCACTGGAAGGAGACGAAGATGCGTTCAATTGCTGGGATATTGGCAGCGGTACTATGTGTGAGTGCCGCGGCTTCACAGAGCCCTGCTGAGAGAAGAGCGGCAATTACCGGTTATTTTCAAGAACACCGAGAAAAGATATCCGAGATATACGACGGTTCGCTCCTCCTTTATTCATACCGTGCGAAGGAAGGCACCGGTGGGTACATTTCGGACCTTCTGGATATGGTTTTCGTAACAGTTAATGCGGATGAGTACGCTGCAGGCGCCAATGCAGACCTTAACAGCTACGCAAAATCGACAACTCGGATCACGGGATCGGTTAAGGATGTTTCCGGCGCTCCGCATGGAGACGCGCAGATTACTGTCTACACATCCGACAAGTCGGAGACCGTCTTGCTTGAGATGAAGAATGACCTAGGTAGTCGTGCTTACATCGGATCGCTTCAACAGGGGCAAAAAGCGGATGTTATCTGTGAAACAGGCGCGGGCTTGATGTATAGCGTCGGGGCGAGCAATTGCATTCCAACCGCGGATTTCATAGACAAGCTAATAGACCGGCTTAAGAGAGAAGTAACCAGCAAACCGCTGGACGTCTTAGTTTCATCTCAAACAGCCAGAAACGGCGGGGCTGCAGATCCGCTAATCGCCATGGCCAGGCTTTTTGCAGCATCAGTCTATGCGGCTGGGAACTTCGAGGAATGCAGGATAGGAGCATCCGCAAACTGTATTTTTCGAACAGTTCAATCTGCTGACAATGGCGAGCAGCTGGACCGCTGGATTCAGACATTTCTAGGTCTGTAGCGGAGCAGAATTACTCCACCGAGTCGAACTTTCTCCGATCCGCCACTGTGTAGGAATCGACACACTGGCACCGCCTCAGATTGATGGAGCGCCCGCCCGGCTCAGCGCGCCTACGCCATCAAGCGCCGGAAAGAAATCTGGGAGATTCGGAATCCTTCTCTGGGTGGAACAAGTTGTTCCACCCAAAAAGCAACAGAGCACAAGGACCGCCCGCAGAACCAGAAGCAGTTCGCCGCCGACACTGCCGAAGCCACCGGCCAGTCGAAGCAGGACATCAACCGCCACGTCTCTCGCGCCGAAGCCCTGGGTGATGACCTGCTGGAGGTGACCGGCACCTCGCCTGACAGCAGGCCGGAGCAGGTGCGCCGACAGCGCGCTAGCGTATCACTTTGCCTGATCGTTATTTAGTGCAACGCCAGCCCCTCACCTTGACCACTGAAAGCCCCGCCGCATCGCCCTGGATGGCGCCTCCGATCTGTTGCACATGATGCACACCTAAAAACTACTGGATGAATACACACTAAAAGCTTGCCATCTGCTCGAATCGGCATATCATGTCATCTATGACGACATGTCGTCTCCGTTTACACATGAGGGCAAGACAATGGCATTCACAGAATCTCAGCAGCCGACCAAGCGCCGCGGACGCGCCAAGGACGTGACGAAGCACGAGGTAGAGGCCGCCCGTAATCGCCTGCGCGATGCCGCCGCCGCTGGTGACGTTCAAGCCTGCGCCGCGCTGATTGCCCTGGCTGAGAACAAGCCACTACACCAGGACGTCGCCGCATGAACNCCCGCCGCTCCAACCTGCGCGACGTGAGCGCGTCTGCCCAATGTCGGCGACTGGTGGAGCGGCTGCGTGTCGGCTCGATCAATAGTTTCGAGATCACCGACGAACTGAATATCTGCCGACCAGGTGCGCGAATTGCTGACCTGCGCGCCGCTGGCTACGTGATCCATACCCGGCTCGCTGATCTGGTGGATGCCCAAGGCTTCAAACACCCGCGTGTAGCCACTTACACGTTGATTGCTGAGCCAGCCGAAAAGGTGGCCGCGTGATGCTCCGCCCCATCGAGCGTGGCCAGGTGCTTCACCGCGCCATGATCGGCACTCCCCTTTTTCACGTCCGGCTGAAGCACCAAAGCCGAACGCTTGCCGTCCTGTCTGGCGATAGCGACGAGGAAGCCCGCCAGCGAGCGCAGCGGCTCGCTGAGACGCTTTTCCCACGCGGCGAGGGCATCACCATTGAAGCAGCCTGAAAACGCAGCAGAGCGCAAAACAGGAGGCCGCTGGAAGCCTGGGCAGTCGGGCAACCCCGGCGGACGCTCAAGCCAAACGGCAAAGCTGCGCACCAAGCTAGCGACTGGATCTGACGCCGTTATCAAAGTCGTGATGGCGAAGGCGAAAGAAGGCGATATGCAGGCCTGCCGGCTGATCCTGGAACGGATGGTGCCGGCCATCAAACCCGTCTCGGAACCGATTCAGTTCGACTTCAGCGGCAGCACGCCGACCGAGCAGGCCCGCAGCATCATGGCCGCCATCGCAGCCGGCGACATTCCCCCCGACCAAGGCCGCACCCTGATCGAAGCACTCGCCAGCGTGGCGAAGATCACCGAGCTGGACGAGCTGAGCCGCCGCCTTGCCGCACTGGAGGCCAAAGCATGAAACGCGAATTCGAGAAGCGCCTCGACGCCCTGGAGCAGCGCAAAGCCCACCGCACCTACGCCGACACCCTGGCCGCCTTCTACGCGCTGCCAGACGCCGAGAAAGCCCGCCGAGTCGCCCCCTTCTACGGAGAGCAGCCCAATGGCAAGTCGTGATCTTGCGAGGCGCGTACAGGCGCTAGAGGCCCGCCGTGGGGCTGGCTTCCAGATGACCCCCGGTCAGGACGCCGCGCTTAACGCATTGCGCCGGTACCAGGGCCGCATTACCTGGGAGCAGTACCGCACGGATCACCAGGCGCTAGCCGTCGAGGATCTGCGCCTTGCCTATGACGCCGTATGGACGCTGCGCGACGATCCCGAATTTGATCTTTCACACCTGACCCCGGACTGCCCGCCTTGGGCCGTCTCTCAACTAGCGGCAAAGGAGATCCACCCCCATGACTAAGACACTCGCTCAAATCAACGCACGCTTGGAAGAAATCACCAAGGAACAGGCCGAACTGGCAACAATTGACCATGACGCGCTGCTGGCTCAGGCCATCGTCAGCGGAACCGATGTTGACCAGGTAGAGGCAGACCAGGCCAAGGCCGAACGCCGTGCCAAGCGTCTGCGCATCGAGCACGACACCCTGACCGGCATGATTCCCGAGGCCAAGCGCATCGAGGCCGGTCCGCAGATCGACCAGCTGAAGAAAGCCCATGCGGCCAAGATCGCGGAGAGCACCAAGGTAGTCGGCAAGGCGCTGGAGCACTGGGAGGCATTGCAGGCCGCGCTCGCACAGCTGCAGCAGCTCAAGGCCGAAGCCACCAATCTGACAAACCAGGCGCGCGGTATTGCGACCGAATCCGGGACCGCAGATCCGGCCGCCGAGATGGGCGCCCCCACCAGTCGCCAGTTGTCCCTGGCCGGGGAAAGAATGGGCTACCTAGGTCGTGATCTGCAGATGTGGGCATCCACCGGAATGCGTGACGAAACCGGATTTTTCGGGCGCGACGTTGATCGCGTCGTTTCGCTCAAGGGTGCCGCGTGAAGCTGCAAACCTCTGTTTCTGGCGGCGACCGCTTAGGTGCTCGCCTCCGCCAGATCCGCGAGGACTTCGAGAAAAACCGGAGCGTGCTAGTTGGCGTTCCGGCCGGCACCGGGAGCTATGAAGACGGCGCGCCGATTGCCGTGATCGCAGCCGTTCAAGAGTTCGGCTCAGCGGATGGCGTGGTGCCCGAGCGTTCTTTCCTGCGTGTGCCACTACGGCAGAACGTCGAGGACTTCCGAGCGATCTGGCGCGCCCTGATCCCGAAGGTAGTCCGCGGCGAGTTGACCATGCACCAGATGATGAGCCAGATCGGCGCCAAGGCGGCTTCGGTGAGTCAGGAGGCCATCGCGGCAGGTATCGACCCCGCCAACGCTCCGTCCACCGTCGCCCGCAAAGGCTCAAGCAAACCCCTTGTCGACAGTAGCGCGCTGCGTCAGTCGATCGCATACATCGTTGAGGACTGACCCGAATGACCGCCCGACAGATTCAATTCAGTGACCGGCTACCCGTATCTTCAAACCGGCAATACACCGACGCCGGCTACCTCAAGGTGCCGGGCTGCGTTGCACTCGCCGGCAACGTCCAACAATACGCAGCAAGCGAGCTAGGCATTAAGAATAAGCCCGCTCATTCAATCGTGAATGTGTATCGCCCGCACGCCGCTGTATTCGATCCGGCATCGCTGGCCAGCTTCGACAATGCCGATATTACCGTCGAGCACCCGAACGACTTTGTAGGCGCCGCCACCTTCAAGAGCGTGAGCGTAGGGCACGTGGCAAGCCCTGGCCGGCAAGAAGGTGATGCGGTAGTCGTCGACTTGCTGATTAAGGACGCGGACGCCATCAGGGCTATTGAGGCTGGCAAATCAGAGCTTTCGGTTGGCTACCTGGCTAGCTACATCGCGCAACCTGGCATCACGCCGGACGGCACGCCATACGACTATATCCAGAGCGATATTGTTGTGAATCACGTTGCTTTGACGGACGCCGCCCGCGCTGGTCGCCGCGCTCGCCTGCTAGACCACGCCCCGAAGCAAAAGCGCGTAGCAGATAGCGAGCCGTCACCCTCGAAGATCGCCGCCATCCGTGCCGGCATCGATCGCGCCGAGGCCCGTCTCGACAGCTACGCCGAAACCGAAAAGGACGCCTATCGGGCCTACATGGATCGCCAGTCGAATGCCTGGAAGGATCAAGACCAGGTAGAGCCACGCGACCGGGTAGCGGACGTGCTGCGCGCCAAGTTCGACCAGATGAAAGCCGACTTGGCCAGCGCTGCCAATGCAGGCGAAACCGGCTCCGGCTACGTGGCGATGCTGGAAGCGCGAGCCGACAGCCTGGCCGAAGACGTAGATGCCTACATCGAGGGCACGAAGGCCGCCGACACCCGCGCAACCTCCGACGCCGCCTACCAGTCCCGCATGGATCGCCTCAGCAACGCCTGGCGCGATTCCGACGAGCAAACCGAGCACGAGAAGCAGGCGCGAGAGTTCAAGCCAGTCTTTGCCGGGGATGCTCAGAGCACCCTGGACGCCGCATTCAAAGCCAAACAGCAGCGCACCGCGAACGCCTGGAAGGATGGCCAGCAAGCCCACCAGGAACCCGCCGCAGCGCCTGACCTTCGTTTCGGCTGCAAGTAACGCGAGAAGGGGATCACTCGGCTAGTGCCCCAGGTCACAGAAAACCCCGAGAGCCTGCGCGGCACGCCTCCTGGCCGGTGGCAGGCAAACCAAATTCATAGCGGAGCGTTAGCCAGTGTCGATTACCTACGGACGCCCAAAGCCAGAGCAGATCCCGTTTCCCCGCGAACTCGCCGTGCTGATCGTGAAAAAGGCGTGCCGGATGGCGGAGAAGTTCGAAAACCAATGCATCGACACGATGAAGCGAGACGCACAGCGCGCCCTACAACGCGGCACTGACCCTGCCGTCATCATTCGCCAATTGGAGCTGTAAGGCTCCGGCACGAGGGAACAATCATGGCAGAGGCAGTGGACGACCTTCTGGTCAAACTCGGCTTAGAGTTGGACGCCAAAGGCTTTAGAGAAGCCAACACCCAGTTCACAAACCTGCGCACCACCGCCCTGACAGTGGGCGCCGCTATTGGCACCGCGCTTGTGGGTGCTGGCGTCGGCTTAGCCAAAATGTCCGCTGACGTGGCTAAGAGCCGGGACGGGCTAGGGAAGTGGGCAGAGGCTGCAGGCGTAAGCATTAAGCGGGCGCAGGAGCTCGCGTTCGCGCTGGCGAAGGCCGGAAGCGCAAACCCTGAATCCGACATGATGGCCATGTTCGGCAACGTCGAGAAGCTGCGCACTCAAGCACGCCGGGGCGAGCTGCCAGCCTGGGCACACGAGGCGCCGGGCCTAGACCTGTATGCCATCTCATCGATGACAAACGAGGCCGCGCTCGATCACCTGATGCGCGGCGCTAGCAGCATCGGCGACAAGGATCTGCAGCGCCGGGTGCTCGATACGCTCGGGTTCTCCGGGACTGCGCAAGTTGGCGTGATGACCAACTATCAGCGCACAAAGGCCGACTACGCTCGGGCAAATGAGCTGGGCATCGCCGACCAGCAACTGATGGATAACTCTGCGGCCTACCTTGACGCTATGACGGAGCTAAGCCAGCAGACGGCTAACCTCCGTGACATGGTTGCCGGCCATCTACTGCCGCGTATGGCGGACTGGATCGAAGCGCTAACCGGCTGGATAGGCGAGCATAAGAAAGGGATAGCCGACACCGTTGGCATCATCATGGGGCCAGGCACGCTTGGCGAAAAGGCGGACGCCCTGGCGGCAAACCCGAACGCCAGAGCCTTTGGCGGCGAGGTATGGGGGGCTCTGCAATACCATCCAGCGGTTGCCGGGGTGATGAACTCCCCGGTTATGCGCCTGTACAACCGCTACTTCGGTGACAACGCGCAATCGCCGTCTGGCCCGCTATCTACCGATGCCATCTTCAACGCCCTGATCCAGCAGGAATCGGGCGGCCGACATTATGGCGACGGAAGCATGTTGCTCAGCTCGCCCAAAGGCGCGCGAGGCATTACGCAGGTCATGCCGGCCACCGGCCGCGACCCTGGCTATGGTGTCCGACCGCTGGCGAACGATTCGCGCGAGGAGTATCTGCGGTTCGGCCGCGACTACCTGGCCGCGATGATGAAGGAGTTCGACGGCGACACGCAGAAGGCGCTTGCGGCTTACAACGCAGGGCCTGGCGCGGTGAAGAATGCCGTCGCCAGCCACGGCGCCAACTGGCTATCCGCGATGCCGGGCGAAACCCAAGCCTACGTCCCGTCGATCATGGGCGCTGCCAGCAAGGGCGGCGGCAACAGCTACTACACCATCAGCGTACAGGGCATGAACGACCCTGCAGCATTCGAGCAAGCCATGACCAGGGTTGCCCGTAAGGAACTTAACAACGCCGTGCAGATTGGGCGCGACGAAATCCCGAGCCATGTCGAATAGGAATAGACCCATGACCCCGACGCTTGAACAAATTGAAGCCGTCATCGAGCACGATATCTCTACCGTCTACAATCTGGCGCTTTCTCTAGCCAAGGTTGAGCAGACCGGCGCAGCGCTGCTGGAGTCTTACCGCCAGTTCAACGTGCTCAAGGTTTCGCACCAACTGGAAGACCTCGCGCCCTGTACGCGCCCGAATCTGATCGGCTGGCTGGAAGTGAAAATCGACGAGCTGAAGGAGTCAGGCGCACCCGAGGGCATGACCCCTGCCGAGGCGCTGAAGGCCGCATATCTGCAATGGAACGAGCGAGGCGCTGACCATGCCTAGATTGCTTGGGCGCAACTACCGGCTGACGCTGAAAGATGGCGACGACGCGCTGGTCTATGAACCGCCGATGCAGATCCGATTTAGCGTCAACGTGCTGGCGGGCAATTCGGGCAGCCTGGCCGAAATCACTCTCTACGGCACATCACCTGGAACACGCGAAGCGATATACAGCAAGTTCGATGGCATCAGCCTGGCCGCTGGCTACGGCGAAAAGCCGGGGATGATCTTTCGCGGAAACATCATCAACCTGGAAACAGGCCGTGATGGCGTGGATACCTACATCAAGTTTTACGCACGCCCGACCGGGGAGGCTCAAGCCTCAGCGTTCGTTAGTAAGTCCTGGGGCGCTAACACGCCGCAGATCGACATCATCCGCGAAGTTGCCGAGTCGCTGCTGTTGCCGGTCGAGTTCATTGGCGACTTCTCCGACCTGCCGCGGGCGCTGAAGGGGCGCAGCATGTGTCGAGCCTCGATCGATTGTATGAACGAGATGGCCGAGCTTCACGGCTTCGTTTGGTACTTGGGCGCCAATCGGCTGACCATCATCCGAAAACGCCCGGACGGTACGCTTGCAAGGCGAAACGCGCCGCCGCACGTCATATCCGCCGATAACGGAATGGTTGGCTCGCCGCAGATCATGGTCAATGGCGTGACGGTGAAAACAAAGCTGACCCCAAACATCGCGCCAGGGGATGACATAGATATTCAGGCGAAGACCCGAAACTTTGCTTTCGACAAGGTTTACTACAACGAGATGAAGCGCGACCCGGCAGGCGGGAACGGGGTTTATTACGTGCTTGGCGTGAACCACGAGGGCGACTTCTACGGTGACACCTGGGACACCAGCGTCGAGGGCATTCGCCAGACCGCTGCGACCCCTGCGCTCGCTGCTAACGAATAGGCCACCGGATGACAATAGCGGTGCCCGAAGCTCCACCCACTCGGCAGATGCCGACAGAGATAGACCCCACTCGGCACTAATCTATCTAGTTGCCGCGTGGGGGCCACTCGGCAACTGATGCCCAACCCGGGGGCCAGGTGAATGACACACGAGCGCACCTGTTCACTTTCGGTATAGCTGAGCTAATACGGGCAAATACGAACAAAAAGGGCTTTATTTCCTTTTGTGGTACGTCTAAAGTGCAACACTATTAAGTGAGCACCTTAAATGCAACACAGGGAGATCAACCATGTTCGTTCGCGCCTACCTTCGCGCCTCAACCAGTGAGCAGGACGCCAGCCGCGCCCGTGACGCGCTGGAGCAATTCGCCGCCAACCACGGCCAGCACATCGCTTGCGAGTATCTGGAGAACGAGAGCGGCGCCAAGGCTGACCGCCCCGAGCTGCTGCGCCTGCTGAAGGACGCCAAGAAGGGCGACGTGCTCCTGGTCGAATCGATCGATCGCCTATCCCGCCTGCCTGCCGAGGACTGGCAGAAGCTGAAAACCGCTATCGACTCCAAGGGGCTACGCATCGTCGCGCTCGATCTGCCGACCAGCCACCAGGGCATTGCCGACACGAAGGGCGACGAGTTCACCGGCCGGATGCTGGCCGCTATCAACTCAATGTTGGTGGACATGATGGCTGCCATCGCCCGCAAGGATTACGAGCAGCGCCGGGAGCGCCAGGCGCAAGGAATCGCAAAGGCGAAGGAGAAAGGTGCTTATAAAGGAAGGCCGGTTGACGCCGATTTGCACAAGCGCGTCCGGGAGCTGCTAGCCGCTGGGCTTGGGGTTCGGGCGACTGCGAGGCACGCCGCGTGCTCGACTACGACCGTGCTCAAGATCCGCGACGCCCTACCCGCCTGATGGGTGCAAATGGTGCCTATTGCACCCGCCCTGCACCCATGAAGCTTGTAGCGAGAGGGCTCTAAAACGCTGGAACCCTTTATTTTACTGGCGTCCCAGAGAGGGGTCGAACCTCCAACCTTCCCCTTAGGAGGGGGATGCTCTATCCAATTGAGCTACTGGGACAT